CCAGCTTTAATGTAGTCTTTTGTTTCCCATAATTGATAATTCTTTACCCAATCAATAATTTCATATACTTTTTCCATTATGCTCTCCTTTTTCCATAAATTTTTTTATTAAAAGAATTTAATATATTTTATTCCGTCTTTTATAATATAGTTTTCAGCTTTTTTCTTTTTTTTAATATATTTCTTTTTTTTTATAATTGGTTTTTTTTGTTGTTTTTGTTTTGTTTGTGTCATTTAACTTCCTTTTTTTTTACGTTTATGACTTGGTTTGCCGACTTGGCCAATACCAATTGTTTTACCAGGCCTTACAGCTCCAGTATTTTGCAGTTAATTTACTTATTTTACCTTTATCGCAACCGTGTCTAGCACGAAATGACTT